CGTATCTGATGACAACGAACCACATATTAAAGAGCAAGCTAGGGCTTATAAAGAGGCAATCAGACAGGTGTGTTTAATTTATATAAAAAATGCTATAAAATCCTATAAAGCTACCTTGATTCAAGAGCTAATCAAAGCTGGAGAGGAGGATGTAGCTAAAATTGTAAAAAGGATATAAATATGGCTATCACATCAACATTAACAACCAGCTTTAAAAAAGAGCTGCTAGAGGCTGTTCATAATTTCAAAAACTCAGGTGGAGATACTTTTAAACTTGCTTTATATACGAGTTCAGCAACTTTAGGTGCTACTACAACTGCGTTTACAACGACTGGACAAGCATCAGGTACAAATTACACTTCAGGAGGTGCAAACCTTACTAGAGTTGATCCTACTTCAAGCGGTACAACTGGTTTTACAGATTTTGCCGATTTGACGTTTGGTACAGCCACCATAACTGCTAGAGGTTGTATGATATATAACTCATCTGACAGTAATAAATCTGTTGCTACAATAGATTTTGGTGGAGATAAAACTTCTACAGCTGGAGATTTTACTGTGGTTATGCCAGCGGCAGCGGCAAGCACAGCTTTAATTAGAATCGCCTAAATAGCCTATGGCTAATATTACAGGCTGGGGTCGCGGAACCTGGGGTGAAGGTGCTTGGGGAGAACCTATACCTGTTACTCTTACAGCTCCAAGCGCAGCTACATCTGCTTTAGGAACTGTAACTCTTAAATGTGATAACAATATCACTGTTTCAGGCCAAGCAGGCACTGGAGGGGTAGGCACACTTACTTTTGATTGTGAAGCAAATGTAACTCCTACAGGCCAATCAGGTACAAGCGCTTTAGGATCTGTAACAACAGATGCTGAAGCTAATGTCACACCATCTGGGCAATCTGCTACAAGTGCTTTAGGCACACCATCTATAGATGCAGAAGCAAACGTAACTCCTACAGGACAATCAGCAACTGGATCAGTTTCTGGCGTCGGTGTTAATGGACAAGCGATAGCAACAGCTCCTAGCGCCGTCGCAACTTTAGGTTCTGTATCTGTCGATGTAGATGGTGAAGCAAATGTACCAGTATCTGGTCTTAGCGCTACAGCATCTGTAGGTTCTGTAACCATACATCATAATGAAAAATTCACAATAAATGGCATTGAGATAGCTGGAACAGTTGGAAATGTGGTAATAAATGCCGCTGGAAGTGTTTCAATAACTGGTGTTTCAGCCACTGGAGAAGTAGGAAATCCTTTTGTTTGGAGTTTGATTGACGAGTCACAAACACCTAATTATAGCGATGTTACAGATACACAAACACCAAATTACAGCACCATAGATGATAGCCAGACCCCAAACTGGGAAGATGTTGCTTAACTATGCAGAAGAAAGGTAATATAATCAATTGAACGGAGATATAAATGGCTACTTATGTAAATGATCTAAGACTTAAAGAAATAGCTACTGGTGATGAGTCAGGAACTTGGGGAACTTCAACAAATACGAATTTGGAACTGATTGGTGAAGCTTTAGGCTTTGGAACCGAAGGTATAACAACTAACGCAGATACTCACACTACCACAGTTGCTGATGGTGCAACTGACCCTGGTAGAGCTATGTATCTTAAATATACAGGCACGTTGGACTCGGCCTGTACGATTACAATTGCACCAAACACCATAAGTAGGATGCAATTTATTGAGAACGGCACAACTGGATCACAAAACATAATAATTTCGCAGGGTACAGGAGCAAACATAACCATACCTCCAGGTGATACCAAAGCAGTTTACTTAGACGGTGCAGGGTCTGGAGCGGCCGTAGTCGACGCTTTCGCTAGTCTAAATACAGTAGATCTGAAAGTAGAAGACGATTTAACAGTTACAGATGATGCCTCAGTAGGTGGGGATTTAGCTGTAACAGGTGCATTAGACGTTGATGGAGCGACCACAACAGATGGCATTACAAATGCTGGTAACTTTGTTACAGATGGCGGAACAATCAAACTAGATGGAAACTATCCTACAGCTACAGGTAATGTAGCCTTGGGAGACACAGCATTAGACTCACTAACGACAGGAACAGACAACACAGCGATTGGTGATTTGTCTGGAACAGCAATTACAACAGGAGCAGATAATACTTTTGTAGGACAAGATGCTGGTAAAGCAGTATCTACAGGAAATAATAATGTTGCAGTTGGTAGTGATGCTTTAGTAACTGCAACTACACAACAAAGTAATACCGCAGTAGGGTTTTCTGCTTTGAAGAATACTGCTGCCGATAGAAATACAGCAGTTGGAACTTACGCATTACGTGCCAACACAACAGGTACTGATAATACTGCTATTGGTTCAGATATACCTGGCACTTCATTTGGACCTTTAGGAAACAATACTACAGGTTCTTCAAACACAGCAGTTGGTACTGCTGCTTTGACAGCAAATACAACTGCTAATAACAATACAGCAGTTGGTATGGATGCAGCGATAGCGAACACTACAGGTTCAGAAAATACCGCTGTGGGTAAAGAGTCTTTAGCAGCCAATACTACAGCTAACAATAATACTGCTGTTGCCTATAGAGCCTTATACTCTAATACAACAGGAACTTTAAATGCAGCCTTTGGTACAGCAGCTTTGCTTTCAAACACAACAGGTGATAATAATACAGCCATAGGTGCTCTAGCCTTAGATGCAAATACAACCGCTTCTAACAATACGGCAGTAGGATATGCTGCTCTCGGTGCAAACACCACAGGCTCAGAAAACACTTCACTTGGTAAAGAAGCTTTAGCAGCAAACACTACAGCAGCTAGTAATGTAGGGGTGGGTTTTAAAGCTCTGTTTACTAACACTACAGGTGAACAAAATGTGGGTGTGGGTGATTCTGCCCTTAGAGCGAATACTACAGCAAGTAATAACGTAGCCATTGGTCATAGTTCTTTAACAGCTAATACCACAGGCTCAGAAAATACAGCAGTTGGAAGAAACAGTTTAGATGCAAATACCACAGGGCAAGACAATACTGCTGTCGGTAATTCAGCATTAGGAAGCAATACTACAGCAAATGACAACACCGCAGTAGGTTCAGCAGCATTATTAACAAGCACTACAGCAACAAGAAATACTGCTGTTGGCGGTAGTGCATTAGAAGCTTGTACTACAGGTTCTTACAACACAGGGATTGGACATAGAGCATTGTATGCTGACACGACAGGCACAGAAAACGTGGCTATGGGTTATCTAGCCATGGATGCTAATACAACTGGCTCATATAACGTAGGTTTGGGTGTAAATGCTTTAGGTGGTAACACAACCGCAAACTACAATACGGCTGTAGGCACACAAGCAATGATAGCCAATACTACAGGTACCGAAAATGTGGCTTTCGGTGCTTTTGCTTTAGACGCAAATACAACTGCAAATCAAAACACAGCTGTAGGATATCAATCTTTAACATCAAACACTACAGGAGTAGGTAACACGGCTTTAGGATTAGGTGCAGCCAAAAGTGTTAGTACAGGCAATACAAACACAGCAATAGGTTATCAAGCACTACAAGACACAACAGCAACAACTACTGGTTCTAATAACGTAGGTATAGGAACTAATGTGCGAACCAAAGCAGGTGATGAATCTGGTAGTATTATTATTGGACACGATATTGAAAGTTATGCAGTTAATAGTTTTACGTTTGGAACAGCAGCTCAAGGGTTTGTTACTAATCAATTTAGTGCAAATGCTAACTGGTCGAGACCTTCTGATGAAAGATTAAAACAAGATATACAAAATGACACACTTGGATTAAGTTTTATAAATGATTTAAGAACTGTTACTTACAGATGGAAAGGTAATAATGAAATACCAGAAAACTTTACTGGTTATCAATCAGAAAATGTAAAAGATACCTCAGTTGTTATGCATGGTATGATTGCACAAGAAGTTAAAACAGCTTTGGATAATGCAGGTGTTAGTACCTTTAAAGGATGGGATGCAGACGATACGAGTGGTCAGCAAATGCTTTCAACAGAAATGTTTGTATATCCTTTAATAAGGGCAGTACAAGAACTTTCTGCTAAAGTTACAGCAGCAGAAGCTAGAATAACAACCCTAGAAGGATAAGGAGTAAAAAATGGCAGTAACAAAATCAATAACAAAAGCTATCCCATATATTAATAGCAGTAGCAAGGTAGACAAATGGGATATAGAAATGACTTATGAAAATGATAGTGAAGGTGATGCAACTTATTATAAGTCAACTTTTACTACAAATGTTCCACAGTTAGACCAAGATGGTAATGCTAACTTTACACTTAAAGCCAAAGGCAGTTGGACAAATGCTAATCTAGTAGCTATCTGTCCTGTATCGCATTGGGACACAGTTTTTGCTAGTCAAGTAGATAGTGTGATTACTAACCCACCAGCAGAAAGTACACCAGACAAAGCGTTTAGCGTTCCTAGTTAATGGCAGAAGTTACAGTCCATAATATGCCTTCTGTTTACGTTATGGAAACAGAAATGCCTATAAGTATGGTGAATGACTTAAACGATTATCTTGATGAATATAAAGAAGATCAAGATAAAAAATCATTAGCCCATACTTTAGTGGGACAAATATCTCAAGGCGAACAGTTATTGATGGATAATGATGATCCTAGAGTAAAAGAATATTCTGATTTTATTTGTAGTCTTGGTGCTGATTACATAAACTTTTTTAACAATAATACAGGTTCACGCCTTTCTTCTCCAAAAGCAGTAGCCATCGATGAAACATGGTCGGTGCATAGTTATGAAGGCGATTACAATCCAATTCACGACCATGGGACAAAAACTCTAATGGGAATATCAACTACTGGCTGGACAAAAGTACCTCAACAAATATTAAATCAACCTGTAGCGGGATCGCCAAACTACTCCTTATATAATACGTCTGGCGATTGCGATGGCTACATTGCTTTTAATTATGGTAGAAACGAACTAATGAATACAGAGAGGCTCAGACCGCCTCAGTCATTTGTAATTAAACCAGAAGTAGGCAAACTATTAGTATTTCCTTCTTGGTTACAACACATGGTTTATCCCTTCAAAGGTGAAGGTGAAAGAAGAACGGTAGCATCCAACTTAAATTGTTGGGATATAACTGAACAGACAACACAGATAGGAGAACAATTATGAGTTGGTTAAAAAAACTATGGCAAAACATCAGAGGCGTAGAAGATAAAACCGTTAGAGCAAGAGATGAAGATGGTAAATTTGTTGCAGATGATAAATCCACTCCAGATGTTAATGAAGCTTACACTACTGTTGAAGTAAAAAAAGAAAAATAATGTCATCATCCCAAGACGCATTACATAAAATAGAAATGCACGAAAAAGAGTGTGCAATCCGCTATCAAAATATTGAAAAGCGTCTTGATGAAGGATCTGAAAAATTTAAAAAACTAGAGAACATGCTATGGGGCGTTTATCCCTTCATAGTAGGTGCTATAGTCTTAACTAGGTTTATATGATGGAAGAGGAACTACAAAACGAACCATCTATAAAAAAGAAGCTAGAACTGGATATTGATGTCACACCTAACTACTTGTCAGTAAACCCATTTCAAAAATGGGTCCATCTAGCTAAAACCGTAGACGCTTGGCGAATTTTTCCTAGAGTATTTGTCAGCGTCTACATCATACTACTATATAAAGTAGTTACCTGGTTTATGACCATACCTGACCCTAATTTGGAACAATCAGCTTTAGTATCAGTCGTTGTAGGTGCCATGGCGGCAGTATTTGGTATTTACGCTGGTACTTCTGGACAAAGCAAAAAGTTTAAAGGCGAGGATTAATCTTGGAAGCGTTCGATCTGATCGCTGAATTGGGTTTGCCTATTGCTGGCGCACTTATAATGGCCTATTTTATATTTTTAGTTATGAAACAACTTATGGATGGTTTGATTAGTGAAATACAAACCGTACAAGGTATAACTAAAATGTTAATTACTAGAGCATCCATAATGAACAATGACATGATTCGTATAGATACAAGCGTTTCTAGTGCTTTGAATTTACCTCCTGATCTTGACCGTATAGCAAGAGCAGAAAACTTTGTAGAAGATGGTAAAATAGATGCTAGAAGAGACTAAATGGATATAGTTCAAATAGTCGCAGACTTTGGATTTCCAGTAGTTATGGTTGTAGGTTTGGGATATTTTGTATATTTTGTCTGGCAAACAATAACTAATAAGATAGATCCATCTGTTCAAGAGATGAAAGCAACTATTATTCGTCTAACTGATCAATTAAGATTACTAGATCAAGACATGATAAGGTTACAACAAAAGGTTAATACTGTTTTAGAAATGAGAGAAAACGAGGGGAGTAATGAAACAGCAGAACCAAAAAATAAAAAGCAAGAAGGAATTAGAAGAGTTGATTAAACAACAACAGGATAGAAGAAATGGATAGATGGGATAAAATTTTTATCATTTTAAGTATTTTGAGCATCACATTGTTTATTGGTTATTTAAGTGCTGATGAAATGACGCACAAATTCAAGAACCCTAGCTTTTCAGGCATAAATACTTCTAGCCATTATTTAACCATAGAAAACCAAGAATTTAATAGAAAAGAAGCTATACGTGAGGAGATTAAAGCTTATGTAGAAGATTTAGAAAGAGAAGCAGATAACACCACTCTAGCTAGGTTTATACGTAATTTAGAGAGTAGAATATACGCGCAACTCAGCAGACAGTTGGTCGATAGTTTGTTTGGTGAAACTGCATCCGATTTTGGAGTGCTAGAGTTAGAAGGTAATACTATAGAATACAGGGTAGAAGACGATAAAGTAACATTAATAATTACAGATGAAGAAGGCAATACGACAGAAATTACTGTACCTCTCGGTTCTTTTACTTTCTAGTTGTGCGTTAGTTGTAGATCCTTTATATAACGGTATACCCCCAATACGAAGTATTGAATCGGCAGAGGTCGGTTCTTTATTAACAGAACTAGCAAAAGTGCCTGTACCTTTAAGGAAGCCCGTAGTGGCTGTATACCCAAACTCTTTTAAAGACGATACAGGTCAACGTAGATCAAACAGTCAATACGCAAGTTTTAGCACAGCAATCACCCAGGCCCCTGATGCCTATCTTATTAGAGCTTTAAAACATTCAAACGTGTTTGATGTAGTAGAACGCAAAGGTTTAGATAATCTAACTAAAGAACGACAAATTATACGCACTACCAGAGAAAACTTTAATGAAAAACAAAAGGTAAAACCTTTATTGTTTGCTGGACTATTGATGGAGGGTGGTGTTGTAGGTTACGAAACTAACATGAAATCAGGAGGAGCTGGTGCAAGATACTTAGGTATAGGTGCTTCAAAAGAATACAGACAGGACTCAGTAACCATTTCTTTGCGTACAGTATCGGTTAGTACGGGTAAAATTTTAATTGAAGTCTTAGTAACCAAGTCAATATTAAGTGCATCTGTATCTTCAGATGTGTTCAGATTTTATGCAAATAATACCGAATTAGTTGAAATAGAGAGCGGTATAGTAGAAAATGAGTCTATAAATATTGCTTTACAGATGGCTATCGAGACAGCTGTTTTACAAACAATAGAGGAAGGATATGGACAAGGATTCTGGAAAACAAGTTCTTGAACTTTTCAAGGCGATTTTAGTTGGAGTTGGTTTGTTAATTTTATCTTTGCATTTGATAAGTGCAGACAATGAAATATTTATAGATCAGTCAGGTGCTACATCTAATCTAGATATAGAACAAGTTAACGGTAGCGGTAATATTATAGGCGGTGCTGATGCAACAGCTGGTGCTTCTAATATGACACCGCTAGATTTAGATGGTACAAGTATGACTTTAGATATTTTACAAAAAGGTAATACTAATAAATTTCTTGGTGATATATGGGCAGATAACTATACAGGTTATTTTTCATTCATAGGTGATACCAATACATTTAATATGTCTACTGATGAGACTAATGCTACTGGGGCTGACGGTTCTAACGTAAATGTTCAGTTTACAGGTAACACAAACACAGCGACATTAAACCATGCGATGACAGCATTAGCTGCAAACCTTGATTTGGATTGGATAGTCCAAGGTTCAGGTAATAGTATTACATCTAGTATCGATGTCGATGGTGCTACAAACTACATGGATATAGATGGTAGTGATAATACAATAACCTATGATGGCGATGGATACGCTGGTGGTTACTTTTACTTAGATCATACAGGCAGCACAAGAACATTTAACATAGATCAGGAGTCTACTACAGATAATGATTGGCTTAAAATTACATCTGTTGGCTCTAACGGTACAGTTTGCGTTACTCAGTCAGACTCAACTACTTCATTCGTCTGTTGAAATAGGCTCTATCTCAGAAGTTAGAGGTAATGCACAAGTTCTAAGAGATAAGGCTTACGGAGCTGAATTACAGTTTGATATACAACAAATGGATGATGTCCGTACAGAAGCGGGCAGAGTAGCCATAACATTTGAAGATGATTCTACAGTTAAATTAACTGAACATTCAAAACTGGTCATAGATGAATATATCTATGATCCTGACCCGTCAAAATCAAAAATGGCCTTGAAGTTTGCTAGTGGTACAGCAAGATTTATTACAGGCAAATTTAATAATAAGAGCCAAATTTTTATCAAGACACCGACAGCTGATATAGCTATAAGAGGTACTGATTTTACATGCACGGTAGATGAATTAGGTAGAAGTCTTGTAATTTTATTACCAGATGAAAATGGTATATCTAGTGGCGAGATATTGGTATCGACAGCATCTGGTAGTGTTACTTTAAACAAACCATACCAGGCAACAACAGTATCTGTATATGAAAACAGTCCTACTAAGCCTGTTACTTTAGATATATCGCTAGATTTGATTGATAATATGTTAATTGTCAATCCACCAGAAGAAACAGAGCAACAAGTAGAAGAAAGACAATCAAAAACCACGGTAGATTATTTGGAGTTTGATGATCTTGATATTGATTTTCTAAATGAAGATTTTCTTGATACAGAGGCTGATCTTGAATTCACAGAATTAGATATAAATTATTTAGACGTTAATTTTCTTGAGGATTTACTAAATGTTATAGATGCTTTAGCAATATCTAAAGAA